TCTGTGTAACACTTGCCATTAACGTCTAAGCATTCTATAAGGTTGATAAGATTGATATGCAGAATCATCTGGCCATCCCATAAAGTTATGGTCACCTTGATTGCATTCATATTCCATACACGCAGCTCTAGCCTGTGACTCAAAGGTTGACATCATCTTTTGTAGGTCAGCGTTGGAAACTAATTGTACTGCAGCTCTACCGCAAGCTTTATATATAATATATCTCTGGAACGGAGCTGGTATATCTTCAAAATTTAAGAGTCTTACATAGTTAAAATAAAAGAAGTCATCTTGTGGAAACTCAAATGTATGATTTACTCTATCATATATTTTCCATAGTCCATCTGTATCTTTTCTTCTAACAAAATCTCTTGTACGATCCCATGCATCTGACATGTCTATACGCATAACATCTGATGGAATAATAAATTTATTATCTGTTGTTTTACTTGTATTTTTAATGTGGTATTCTTTATTAAATATCCAACCTTCGCTCTGTACATCTTGATTAGATTCTTTCAGTAGGTTGTATACGAATGATACCTCTGGATTCGTAAAATCTAATTGAGATATAGGAGACTGACCGATGCTACCAAGTATAGAGTTTACTGCGGATAGTTCGGTATCGAGTGTTGTAGTTGTGGTAGTCATAGGTTAAGATTTATGAATAAAAAAAAGGGAGGTCGTGAAACCCCCCTGTATGTGTTAAGTATATTGTCCAGCGACAACAGCACAAGTATCAGTTGTACCTGAACTACCGACTGTGTTATATGCTAAACGTAAGTTTTTTGTTGTGGAAGCTACCGCTGAAGGTGAGCCTGATCCACTTGTATCTGAAGGAGATATACGTGTTTCGGTACCTGCACCGCATACACCATATTCTCCAACTGCTGAAGGAGCTGCCATAATATTATATTGTTAAGAGACTGATCCTAGAAGAGAGCTGTCAGAATGCTGTCTCCCATACTCCATAGGAGTTGCAGGATCTTTAGTTACAGACTTATCGACTGTACCGATTCCGCTGAGAGAAGCACCGTTACCCTTTACTCTAGTAATAGTCTGTGAAGTTCCGGGTTTTAAAGACATAATTAACTACGTGCTGAAGTTAACTCAATAGCACCTGCTGGGTTTAGTGTTCCTGCACCCATAGCAAGTCTACCTACCATAACGTCACCTTGGTATAAAACAGACACATCCCCTGATGTCACTTGAACCTGAGGTCCAACTGCTTCTACGATTCCAGCTACGTCACGTTGATATATTAAACCACAGTGTGTAGAGAAATCTCCAGAGTAATCGTTGTTTTCACCAGACTGACCAGTTACTGTACCGGCAAGGAAAGGTAGGTTGTTTGAACGCTTGATCTGAATACCAGCAATTTCAACTAGACCTTCACCAGAGTTAAGGTTACCTTGTGAGTTACCATAGTCTCTGTTTAAGATGTTAGAAGAAACCTGTGATACCAAGGCATAATATTGTCTTGGATTCAATATCGCAGTACGTCCAGTTTTTGGGAGATTTTTTTCGTCAAGAACTGCAGCTGCTTCAAAGAAAGCATCTACTAGAGCTTGAGCATTATACTCCTTAGTTACACCTAGCTCGATCTGTGTACCACCGGGTTCTGGTCCGGGTGATGCTGTGATAGGATGTGCTTCTCTTGCTGCTTTAGCAATAGTTCTAAACACTTTCTTATCATAAGCTTCAGCCAAAGCATGACCGATCTTAGAAGAGATCTCTGAGCGTAGAGAGTAATGTGCAAGTGTTTCATCTAAGTCATATACGAATGCAGAACTAATTAATAGGTCATCGCATTGTATAGTTTTCTCAGCTACTGGTGGATCACCACTTCCAAGGATAGGCTCCCCGGGTGTATGATACGCCGCTTGCATGCGTCCTGTGAAGATGAATTGTAAACTCTTACCGTTCTTCAAGGTACGTCTTTGCACGGTGTCACGTGCTATAGTTGCTGACTCATAAGCTTTGAACAGCTCACCTGAGAACAGCTTTAGGTAAGTTGCGTATTTGGTATCGTATGCCTGAGATCCAGCAGTATTAGATACCGCCTTATTTAAAGCACCAATTACGGATTGTGTAGCGTTAGCCATTTTTTAATAAAAATTAAAGGTATATTTGCTCGTCTCTTTACGTAAAAAGTTGTGAGTCTCAATTGGACTCATTGATATTTGTGGTCTATCCCACCGTCTAGACGGCTAATTGGTATCCTCGTAAGGGCAAAAAGCCAACGGCAAGGGAGTCCGACTCTGAGGTGCTCCCCTGCTTATACTATTTAGAAGCGATAGTACTGAACGCTTGAGCCTTCTAACACTTTAGCTGCAGTAGCATCAGAAGTGTTTTGAGCAAACTGGAACTTGATGTCGCCAGCTGTTGCACCATTTTCAATAGTACCTGATAGTTGTAAACAACCGTCAGTACCAGATGCTGTAATTGCAATAGCACTACCTTCAGCTGTGATGATAGATGCTAGTGCTCCACCAGCGTGGTCGCAACCATTCTGAGCTACACGGTATGTAGTCAAACTTGCAGGAGTATCAATAAGATACTTGAAGTCTGGTGTAGCTGCTGTGTTGTAGAAGATAGTGTACTTGAAGTTAATTCTCTCGTACTTACCAACTCTAAGATCTAGATCTGATACATCTACAAGTGTAGTAGAACTAGCTACTGATACGTCAGCAGTTACTACTTTAGTAATTGGTTCCTGAGCAGAATAAACTACTCCACCGCTTGTAGCATTTGAATTAAAAGCCATAATAAATTGTTATTAGTGTGTCACCGATATGCATGGTTCCGCCATACTGTTCGGCCATAGTTTAACGTGGTTACGCACAGCTGAATACTACTTGTTTTTAGTGTATTCTATGCCACGATATACGTAAGTTACTTGCATAGTAATCTCCATATACCAAGACCCCGTTCCATGCCTTGGTGATCATGCGTCCCGTTAGGGATGAACGGACGTGGCTATTATCCTATAGCAGGAGCTGTAAGTGCAACTTCTGTTGACTCAGTTGATGCTAAGTCTAGTGGGAAGTTGTGTGCATTTCTTTCATGCATAACTTCCATACCTAAGTTCTGTCTGTTAACGACGTCTGCCCAAGTTGGAATAACCTTTCCATTAACATCAACCACTGACTGGTTAAAGTTAAATCCATTAAGGTTGAATGCCATTGTGCATACACCCATAGATGTTAGCCATATGCCAACAACCGGGAAAGCACCAAGAAAGAAATGAAGAGCACGAGAGTTATTGAAAGACGCATATTGAAATATTAGTCTACCGAAGTAGCCGTGAGCTGCAACGATGTTGTAAGTCTCCTCTTCCTGACCAAACTTATAGCCATAGTTCTGCGATACATCTTCTGTCGTTTCCCTAATAAGTGAGGAAGTAACAAGAGATCCGTGCATAGCAGAGAAAAGAGATCCACCGAATACCCCAGCAACGCCGAGCATGTGGAACGGATGCATAAGGATATTGTGTTCTGCTTGGAATACGAACATGAAGTTAAAAGTACCAGAAATACCAAGAGGCATACCATCACTGAAACTCCCTTGTCCGAAAGGGTACACTAAAAATACTGCTAGTGCTGCAGATACTGGTGCGGAATAAGCTACGCATATCCATGGTCTCATTCCTAATCTATAACTAAGTTCCCATTGGCGTCCCATGTAAGATGCTGCACCGATAAGGAAGTGGAAGACAATGAGTTGATAAGGTCCACCGTTGTAGAGCCATTCGTCGAGCGTACCTGCTTCCCAGATTGGGTAGAAGTGTAAGCCGATGGCGTTGGAGCTGGGGACCACTGCTCCTGAGATGATGTTGTTACCATATAAAAAGGATCCTGCTACTGGTTCACGTATGCCATCAATGTCTACTGGAGGAGCAGCAATGAAAGCTAGTATAAAACAAGTAGTGGCGGTTAAAAGTGCGGGTATCATTAGTACTCCAAACCATCCTACATATAGGCGGTTCTCTGTACTGGTAACCCATTTACAAAAACTTTCCCAATTATTGCGTTCTTGTTTTTGAAGAGTAATTGTTGCCATTAAAATATTCCGGGGATGATTTGTCCAGTTGTGATGTAGGCACCGACTGCTGCTACAAATCCGAGCATAGCTGCCCAGCCGTTAAATCTTTCTGCTTCGTTTGTCATAATAGGGTTTTTGTTTATGGGGTAATTAGGGATAACTCTCGGAGGAGTTTCGTTTGCATGTATGTTTTGCTTGCCGTATTCGGAAGTAATCATAGTTGTAATAAGAGTGGTGAAATACCTGTGGCGAGGACGATCGTTCGGGTCGCCACGAAGTACTATTTAATTTTTAGTTTATTTTTCTTTGCTGTCTTGGCTGAACGCCTGAAGTTAGCAGCAGTAGGAGCACCGGGAGAACCAGCTTTCCTCATTTTCTCGCCAGAGCCAGCGGCAATCCGCTTTCTCTTGGCATGTATGTTTGCATATAGTCCGGGTTTAGCCATGTTAACATTTCCATTTGCGTAATGCAAGTGCCTTCCGTGTTG